CTGAACTAAGTGAAAATGAAAAGCAGTTGTTGATTGCAGAGAATATGCTAGATTTATCTAAACTTTAGGCCTTTGCTAAAGTAATTCCAGTTGTGCCTTCCACATATTGATCAGCAAGATCTTTTAATGTATCCATTGTACAAAATATTTGATCATTTGCTATAGTAATTTTCTTTGATGCATCTGCACTAAACAACCAAGGCATTAATCCTAGTCCTTGTTGTGTTATCTGTACAGCCATTGGCTTTTCAAATGTAATACCAGTCTCATCTTGACTGATAAATCTAGTAATAATTTCTGTATCGCTGGTTAATTTGATTGTGACAACGTCACCCTTGGTATGTGATTTATTTAATAACATGTTTTCCTCTGTGTGTGATTATTTATATTATAGTGTAAAGCCAGTAAATGATTCTTTGTCAACATCTTGTTTTGTTCCGCCGATAACATAACTACTGATTTCTGTTTCTTGTGGTGCTACTTGAACTTCGCCACCTGTAATCCATGCTTGAGTCCACGGTAACGGATTAGTACCTGTATTAAATATTTTTTCTTGTCCTACGGCATGCATACGTTTACCTGCAATGTACTCTACATACTGTTTAAGTAATTCTGCATTTAAACCAATTATACTACCATCCTTAAATAAGTAATCTGCCCATGTTTTTTCTTGCTCAACTGCATCTAAGAAAAGTTGTGTACATTCGTCATATGTTTCTTCTTTAATTTTAGCAAAGTCTTTATCTTCGCGTGGTAAAAGTTTTAGCATTTGTTGTGTACTTGCTAAGTGAACGTTTTCGTCTCTAGCAATTAGTTTGATAATTTTAGCATTACCTTCCATTTTCTTAAGTTCAGCAAATGCCCAACTACAAGCAAAGGATACATAAAAACGTACACCTTCTAAAATGTTTACACTCATTAAGCACATCCAAATACGTTTCTTGTGTTCGTACTCATCGTACTTAGGACTTTTTGTATCTCTTAATAAGTTATAATCTATTAGTGAGTTGTAGTATTCTGTTATACTATCTGAACAATCTATAATTTCTTTAACACTCATCATTTCATCAAAAACCTTGCTCGGGTCAGGATATACGTTTCTGATAATATGTGTATAACTTTTGCTGTGAATTGTTTCACTGAATGCCCATGTTTCTATCCAGGTTTCTAATTCTGGTAAACTTACTATAGGCAAGAAAGCAAGATTAGGGGAACGTCCTTGTACACTATCTAACAGAATTTGTCTTTTTAAATTACTAGTAAAAATGTGTTGCTCAAAGTCTGTTAAGTCCTTAAAGTCTTTTGCATCTTTTATGATGTCTACTTCTTCTGGTCTCCAAAAGAAGCCTAATTGCTTTTCTGTAAGTTTATCAAACTGCCTATATTTGAGAACATCAAATCGCTGAATGCCCATGTCATCTGATAAAAACATATTACTTTTATTTGTATATTTTGATTTAGTATTAAGTACGCTCATTTATATTTTACAACTCTCACAGTCTTCATCATCGATTTCTCCCATTGGTAAATCTTCTAGTTTATCATCTTTGTTGATATCAATCTCACCTTGTCCGTCATATGTGTTATTATAGTATAACTGTTTACCGCCATACTTATAAAACATAAGAAGATCCTGGATTAGTACGCTCATTGGTACTTTTTCATCTTCGTAGTGTTCTGGATTGTATGATGTATTTACCGAAATTCCTTGATCTATATACTTTTGTAGTACAGCCATTATTTTTAGATAGCCTTGTGGCGACTTTTGGTCCCATAGCAGGTCATACTTGTTTTTATAGTAAGGAAAGCCTGGTACTACTTGCTTTAATACACCATGTTTACTTTGTTTAATACTGATATATCCACGTGGTGGTTCAATACCGTTTGTACTATTACTAATCTGTGCAGATGTTTCTGCTGGCATTAGTGCCATTAGTGTTGAGTTTCTAATACCGTGCTCTTTAAGATTCTTTCTTAGTTCTTTCCAATTTTGTCTTTCTTTATGTTTAACTAATTCGTCTAAATCTTTTTTGTATGTTTGGTTAGGTGTAATGCCATGCCCATATTTTGTTTCCATTGTCTTAGGACAAGCACCTTTTTCCATTGCTAACTTGTTACTTGCTTTAATTAAACTGTAACTCCATGCTTCTGCCCACTCGTCAATTAACTCTAAATTAGGTTCTTGGTATGTCATACCTTGTTTAACCATCCAGTAAGCAAAGTTTATAATTCCAATGCCTAATGGTCGTCTATTCATTGTACTAAGTTCTGCCGCTAATACAGGATATTGCTGATAGTCTAATAATTCGTCTAGACCTCTAACTGCTAACTTACATACTTTATTCATTTCTTCAAAGTCTTTGATAACACCCCAGTTCACTGCACTTAATGTACACAAACTAATTTCGCCTTCTTCATCGTGAGTATGTTTTAAAGGTTTTGTAGGCAAGTTAATTTCACAACATAAATTACTCATTTTTATTGGTGCTACTTTTTCAATAAATGCGCCATGTGTATTAGCATGATCAACATTCATTAAATATATTCTACCTGTATCTTTTCTTTCTTGTAAAAAGTTACTAAACAATTCTATTGCTGGAATAGATTTTTTTCTTAGACGTGTATTGCGTTCTGCTTTTTCATATAACTCTTGGAACTTTTCTTGATCGGAAAAGAAAGAATCATATAATCCAGGAACATCATGCGGTGAAAATAATGTAATTTCTCCGCCAGTAATCAATCTTTCATACATTAATTTATTAAATTGTACACCATAGTCCATATGACGTACTCTATTGTCTTCAGTACCTTTGTTGTTCTTTAATACTAATAAGTCTTCAACTTCCAAATGCCAAATAGGATAGTATAGTGTTGCCGCTCCGCCTCTTACTCCACCCTGTGAGCATGATTTAACTGCTGACTGAAACATTTTATAGAAGGGAATAACACCTGTATGTGTTGCATCTCCACTCCTAATAGCAGAACCAATTGCTCTTATTGAGCCAGCACCAATACCTATGCCTGCTTTTTGACTAACGTACTTTACAATACTGCTACTCGTTGCGTTAATGCTATCTAAACTGTCATCTGTTTCAATAAGTACACATGAACTAAATTGTCTTTGTGGTGTACGCACTCCAGCCATAACTGGTGTAGGCAAGGAAATTTTAAAAGTGCTGATAGCATCATAATATGCTTTCACATACGCCATTCTTTTCTTAGCAGGATACTTGCTGAACAATGTTGCCGCAATCATCATGTATGCTACTTGTGGTGTTTCAAATATTTCACCTGTTGCTCTATTTTGTACTAGGTACTTACCACGGAATTGTTCCATAGCCGCATAAGTTAAATCTTCATCACGGTTATGTTGTATATAAGTTTGTAATTGATTAATTTCTTCTTTGGTATAGAGTTCTGTAAACTCGCTATCATAGAATCCGTCATCAATATTTTTTTGCACAATGTCACAAAGACATGGAGGTTCAAAACTATCATATACCATTTTGCGTAAGTGATAGTTAATTAACCTACCTGCTACATATTGATAGTTTGGTGTTTCCTCAGATATTAAATCTGCTGTACTTTTAATTAATGTTTCTTGGATATCAGTTGATGCGATACCATCATAGAATTGAATCTGGCTATTGATTTCGACTTGTGATGCACTTACGCCAGTGAGATTTTCTACTGCATACATTACTACCTTGTGTAGTTTGTCTATGTTTAGGTCTTCTCTAGTGCCGTCTCTCTTTGTAACTTTCATGAATCTTTGTGAGTTTTTCCTGTCTAATAATTTCTCTAACTGTTATGTAATTATCAAAATTTTCAATATTTACACTTGTATTCGGTAAAATGTTATAATAACACAAACCATCAAAAAATACAAGTCCTTCATGAAAAATTTCTTTATTTTCTGCTACTAGCCATCTAACTTTGCTAGTATCTATATATTCTAATTGTGCTAAAGTATGGTATAATAAAATTGCTTTACCACTTACACAAAACATGCCCTGGTCAAGTATTTCCCATGGTGTAGGCCACGTACTTGGTGTATAGTAATCAAAAGTTCTATTGATTGGCTCTATACTATAGATGTATTGTAACACATTTTTTCGTGATGGACGACCACTTTTATAATCGCGCCATATAGAAATTCGTTGTTGGGGATTGGCTACTTTATCTAGCAATTATCCAAGCCACTTCCTAACTAAGTATTTAAACGATGCTGTCCTTGTAGTACCGTCAGTTAAGTTATTGGTTGATGTTAATTTAAAAGTATTTGTACCATTATCATATGTTGTACTTAAATCAAATGTTGATGCTCCAAAACCATTGTGCATTACAGCACCGGTATCATTTAAAGATGCATCTTGTAAAGCCTGATTTGCTGTAAGATGTAATGTACCTGTTCTGGAATATGCGTTGCCTGAACTACCTACTGCTGTTACAGAATATTCTATAATTACCGCAGTTACATCAACTGCACCAAATGATACAATGTCAGTGCTTCCCGGTGGACAACTTTTTGTTATTGCTTCAAACAATGAATTTGCAGAACCTGTTAATAGTACTGAATAATCGTCTTGTGTTAGTAGTCTTTGATTTGTTTTAACGTTTGTTAAGCCTGTAACAACTGCATTAGCACTTGCCCCAAAAATCTTGTTTGTAATTGTAGAGAAGTTTTCTGCTTCTTGGTTTCCAGTCATTGTGATTGATAAATTTTCACTGCTGGTTGATGGTGTAAATTTGCTAATTCTAGTTGCTCCAGAATTAAATTTGTTTCCTACTTCAGCCGCAACAAACATATTAAATGTTGCGTCGCCTAAAGAGCCATGTATCCAATCTTCTAATTGACCTTTAATTGAATTAAGTGCTCTAGTGTATGCTTGGTGAGGTAGTTGTAATAGGGCACCGTCTGAGTTATCAGTGTATGAAATTTCAAATTCTTCATCAGCGGATACATACCAATTTGTTGTTGATATAAAAGTTGCTTTGGCAAAAATGTTTGCATTATTGACTGCGTTAACCACTGCTTGTAATGTTCCAAGACCTGATAAACTTACTGTTGTCGTTACATTATTACTGTTTCTTTTAATTTTAATATCTGTTAAGCCTGTAATAGAAGCAGATATTGTGCTTGATTCAGCAAATACTTCTACATGTTTATTTTCCATACCCACAAATGCTGTACCAACTTCATAATCTGATCTAATGTACGCATTATTAAACTGTCTATAACTTGCAACATTCTTATCATCGTAAAAGCCAACTGTAGCAGTAGAACCTACGTTTCCTGCATCAGTAAATGCACTTATAATATCTACATTGCTGTAATAATTTAATGTAATATCGTCTGATCCAGTAGGATTAGAACCAAATGTTAAAGTTGTATTAGTATGGGTAGTAGGCGAAGACACAAAGAATTCATTGTTAAGCAAGTTTGCCGCTGTTCTTGTTGCGTTTGTACTTAAAGCAACTCCGTTTTTTGCACCAGTAAAGTCTGTGGATTCAAATGCTCCACCGTCAAATACATTTTTAATATTACCTGAAGTAATACTAGCATTAAAAACAGGATGTGAGTGTGCTTGTCCACTAGTTCCAGTAACTACAAACGTTGTATTATTTGCTGTACCGTCAAATGTACTAGTTGGAAATCTTTTACTAGGCATAATTAGCCTAACAAAATTATTATTTAAGTATGAATTTGCGTATGTAAACCCATTAATAATGTTATTTACAGATACTGAGTTTGCATTTTGAGCCGTAACACCTATCTTAGGGTCTAGACCAATAAAAACTTCCTTGCTGTCTGATGCTAATGCAACTTCCCCTGCTCGTAGAGGTTGAGGTAAATCTATACGATTTCCTCTGCGTTGTTGCATTCGTGATATAATTATTTCTTTGTCCGCCATACAACTATTTATCTTTTTTGTTTACTTTGTGAAGATGCCATCTTCTTTGTCTTCCATAAAGTACATATTCTGTATGTTCTTTAATATTATCACCGTATTCTCTATAATACTGG